CGTGACAGGCGATGTGCCTACAGATGATGATGTATAATTCTTAAACGTGTTTGCCATTGTCTTATCCTAGTGCGATTGCCAAGGCCAACGCCTCGTCTGTGTAACCCGCCGCAGCATGATCGCCCCAAGCATATGCAGCATCCCAGTTGGCAGAATTGTTTGTTGTGGTGTACCAGCTTGACGCAGTGTAAACTGGATCAGTCTCAGTGTAGCTTGTAAGGTAACCCGCAGACGCATGATCACCCCAACCATATGCCGTATCAGCGTTAGAGCCTTGCGCAGACGTGGCATAATCCGTTGACGCCGTAAACGCAGCCGTGCCGAGCGCAGATGTCTCGGCCTTGTCGCTGTTCAGATTGTTAAAGTTGGCATCGACCTCCGCGTGGGTAAGCGGTGAGCCTTTGCCAGCGCGTGTGACGATGGTTGCCATTTATCAATCCAATCTGATTTTCAGGTTGCCCGATGAAATTCGGAATACGTCTCCAGTGTCAATCGCCTTTGGCAGCGGCGTCACAAAATCACTTGGATCAGTCAACTCAGCGTAAGCCAAAAGATTACCGCCAGTTAATGCGTCGTACACCCCTGCGTAAGTTACTGTCCCCCAAGAAGCTGTCGCCACTGGAAACTCAATCGCCGCAGTGGTTGCTGCCTCGGTTGGGCTTGTGCCTGTTACAGTAAATGCAGCCGTTTGACGTGCATACGCGCCGCCAGATACTTCCGTACCCGCCGCGCTGTCAGATGACGCAGACGTGTGAAGCCCGACGTACAGCGTGGTGGGCGCAGTGTATGCAGTCCCGCCGAAAACGTGTTCTAGGATTTTATCCTCTAGGTAATCTGTGAAACTCATTAGTAAGCCCTTATCTTCATGCGACGACCTGTGCCGCCAAATTTTGTTTGCTCGTTTTCACGCATGATACCTGCAATTGCGTTTTGATACAACGCCGCCCAAGTTTGCGTGCGGGCGTCTTCGCCAAGGTATGGTGCGGAATGTGCCAACGCGCCATATAGATACGCGTCTGGGAAGTATGTTAGCATCCAGTTTGTCGCCACCGCTCCAGACAGCGTTGGGATGCGAGCATAATAATTCATCTCAAGATTATACGTTGCATCGGGCGTTGGATATAACTCGATCTCGCCTTGCGTGAACGCGTAATATTGCGGCTTCCCCGCGACGTCTAGCCCATCGCTGCGGCGCTCTTGAAGGTCAATTGAGCTAGTCGCGATTAATGGACGAAAATTTGTCGTCTCCAAGTGCAAGCGGATTGGCTCAATCATGTCGGCGGGGATGGCGCTGTACTGGCTATCAACCTCCGCCGATGCGCGGTTCTCCATGCGCCAGTGACGCACGCTGCGGTTCATGTCGGCTTCGGCAAGCGAGATGAATGTCGGGATTACCGACGTCAAATCGTCGCGGTTCAAGAAATCCGCGATGGCTGCTTTCAGCTCTGTATATGTAGATATGGCCATTACGGTTCCTCTTTACACTTAAACACTTATAACACGTTTGTGTTTATACATCTACAGCGTACCTGCGCGAGTGCGGAACACGCGGTTGTCTGCATCGTTTAGCCATTTTGCTAAAGCCTTCGGATCGTCGACGATGCCTTTTCGTTTCAGCTCGTAGTAAATCGGCAGCGGAATTGACGCGACCTTATTTACGTCGCGGTATTTGTTGGGCGTGTCGTTATATTGGCGCTTATTTGCGTCGGCAATTGCCGTTACGTCTTGCACCGTCTCAATGACGTACTCGCCGTTTTCTTTGACGTGCCAATACTTGGTGATCCCGTTTTCTGGGTCGTGGCTAAAAATTCGTTTCATCTATTCCCCCAAGTAGATGGGGCGACCGAAGCCGCCCCGCCTTTATTATGATGTTGTCAGGTCGAAAATGCCTGCGTGGGCGCTTTCTGTTCCGACTTCCAAGCCCGCCTCGACGATTAGCATCGCCTTTGACGCGTCGCCTGTTTTTGCAAGGTCGACTTTTTGGATTGGACGCAGGTACGCAACGGATGCGTATTCTGGGTCAAGCAAGAACGCGTCACGCTCACGTTGGAAGCGGTTTGGAACAACCTGCAGTTGACCAAAGTCTGACAAGTACACGTCAGCCGCGCCGATGATTGTGGTTGGCGCGTTTGATGGCGCTTGGTAGCGTTGCGCTGCAATGCCAGCAAAACCTGATACTTGGGTTTTGTTGAACGGACCAACCATCAAGATTGTTGGCTGACCGCCAGCGGTGTATGCCGCTTGCATCGCTGACTTCAACATTGTTTCTGTGAAGTCTGCTTGTGTGCCATCTGTACGAGCGTCAGTACCGTCGCCAGTTGGTGACGCACCGCCTGAGCCGAATACGTCGTTGGTTGCGATCCACGCACCCAAGCCCGCTGTCTCACGCGCTGTGGAAGAGTTACCCGCTACGCGTGCATTGTTGTCTGTCAATACAGCTTCTAGGTCACGCTTCAACTCGCGTCCGCGCTTTGCGATTTGGTATGCCAGCTCGTCATTGCGGCCCGCAGCATCTTGCGCTGCAAGGTTGTCAGCGACTACGACTGTGCGGCGTAGAATTTGGACATAGTTGCCAAGACGTGTGGTTGACGCTGTGGCGTCGAAGGATGCGACGTCGTCGCCGTCAATGACGGCTGTCTTGTCAACCGCTGCCAAGCTGTCAGACTGCCACTCGAAGTATGTGTTGGACACATTTTTCGAGCCGATGTTTGATTGCAGTGGCACCTCTTCAGGTGAGATATTGTTGATTACATTGGACAATTCCTCGCGGATGCCCTTAGAATCAAACGATGTGAATGTGTTTGATACGATTGCCATTGTATGCTCCTATAGCAAGGCTTTAATTGCTTCAGCCGCGTCTGCGACGCGACCAGTTTGCTGCGCTTTCTGTGCGACTTTTACACGCGCTGACTTTGGCTGTGGTTGCGAACCGCGCGACCCTGCTCTTAGCGTCTTGGACGGTGCCTTTGGCTTTTGCTTTGCTGCCGTGGCGTTCCGTGATCCTTGATCATAAAGCATGGCTTTCCGCGCAAGTTTAACAAGTATGGCGCTGCGTAGCTCTGAGATCTGCGATTCGCTTAAACCTTCGGCCAAAAGGAAATCGCGAACTTGTTGCGCTTCAGTAGCCGCAACTTTGCTATCTCGCCACTCAGGGATCATCTCTGGAAGTATCTCGCGTTGCTGCGACGTATACTGCTCCTTCAATTGTTCCCCGCGCTGATACTCTAATTCAGCCATTCGCTGTTGTTCGGCCATGACAGCTTGCATTTGCGCTTGACGCTCTGCTTGCTGCTTTTTCCATTGCCGCTCTGCTTTGGCTGCCATCGTGGGGTCTGCATCGTACAGTGTGTCCCAGTCGGGTTCTTGTTCCACAGATTGCTCAATTTTCTGTGCCAGTAACGGCAACATTTGAGCGTATTGTGCGCGCTCCTGCGTGATTTGGGCATATTCACCTTGTAGAGCTTGCCGCTCTTCGGCGAGTGCCTGCGTCTTGCGGGTGTAATCTCGTTGGCGCAAGTGTCCGCGTTTCAGCTCCTCGACCGTAATCTCTTCGCCATCAACATCGATTGTCGCTGACATAATATCAAAAGATTGGTCGTCGTCGCCTTCTTCGTCGTACACCTCGTCTTCGAGGTCGTCTTCGGAATATTCTTCCTCAGACATTTCGACGCCTTCTTGATCCTCTAGGATCTCCTCGACGTCATTCGCATCAGATGTCGCTGCGGTGTCCTCTTGAGGCGCAAGCATGGCACTGATTGCTGATTGGGCGCTGTACAGGTCAGTCCCTTGCGGGTTGCTGTTATCTGCCATCGTAATTCTCCACTATTATGAGGCTATTTTCTCTTTTTTTCAATAGCCCCGTTGTCTCTCATTGCACGGAGTGTTGACGCGACTGCATCAATCCCCCGCAGTCTCCCGTAAATAGCCTCTCGGCCATCTCGATCGCTGGGGTCGGTTTGCTTAAACTCGTCCCAACAATTCTGCTCAATCTCGCCAATAAATCTGGCAAGATCTGTGTCTTCGAGGAGCCGCCGCGCGGCCTCCCCGTCGTCAATTATTTGCTGCTTAGTCTTCACGCATTCCCTCTCTGACTACGTCCGCCTGCGCCTTCATCACCTCGCGACTGATCGCGATTTCCTTCTTGATGTTTTCGACGCTGAGTTGCGTGCCGTACTTAGCTTTCATTTCTTCGGCTTGGACGTACAGATCCGCCTCCATCTTGTCGCGCTCGCGATCATCAAGCATGTACATCTTCTCGCGCTCCAATTGCAGCTCCGCCACTTTCTTCTGAATGTCGGCTTGGATCTGTTGGATCTGGACTTGGATTAGTTGCTCGTTGATGTCTGGCTTGTCATCTTTGGGCGGAGGCTGGAATTGCGCTGGATCGCTCCAGAACTGCGACGTGTCTTTGAAGCCCGCAAGCTCCGTCATTGCCTTTAGCGTGTTTGACAGCTTCGTCATGTCAGTTAGTGGGTTCATCGCACCCATCGTCGCCATCGCCTCTTTCTGCATATCGCCGATCTGGCGCAGCATCATCATGCGCTCAGTGTCAGTG